TGATATAATGTCTCTGATACGCATAATGTTATTTACCGCCTTTATGTAAATTTTTAACACGTTTAGATGTGGTGTATTTTGCGTGTGGTACTTTGAGGTTCTTTTTACCGTATATGTCGCCCAATTTGTGCGTGTATACCAGCATTTCAGGATCCAATCCATAATGATAGTCCACACGGGCTTCTACCATTTTGAAATCCTTATAACGCATACTACTTGAATTTTTTCTTAATTTTGTCTACAAGTAAACTTACTTTAGAACAAGTGTACCACGTTTTCAACTTCTTTTTTGCTTTCTTCCACATATTACAATAATTTTTTTAGCATTATAATACCGTTGTCTATAATTGCTCTTTCTTCATAACTACCACCAGATCCAACTTCACCGGAGCCCGATGTTAATGCTTCTAAACCTTCTACGTATTTTGATTCTGTGATGTCACCAGATTCAAATCTAGTTTTTAATGATAATAATGATGATGCTGTTTCTTTGACCCAACCTGTTCTTGAATCACGAGCATTTACTAATCTATCTAAAAATTCAGCCATTGTTTATTCCTCTTTGTTATAATGTATTTATTAAGATTTGCTTCTGCCAGACTTCATATTAGCACACCAATGATACATTTTACCCTTTTCTCCACCGTATTTTTTGGCTTTTGTACGCAATGATGATACACTACCATTGCAACTGGCCCCTGCTTTTTTCACTCTACCTGGTCTGCTTTTACCTTTTTTCTTGCCGTCTGCAAAGTTTTCGTTGGCTTTATTATTGCCCACATTTTTGAAACCAAATCTATTATTAGGACCTGTGCCTTTTTTATGTATTAAGCCTTGTGGCTTGATAGTTTGAGGCATGATAATCCAATCAGCAATGACGTCTCTTATTTTCATCTTAGTCTAGGTGGGTTACCTTTTTTGTCTATTTTAAATCCAAACTTTGCCGCTTGACGTTGTGTTTCGCCTGGCTTTACATCTGCGGTTGTATTTTGTTTTGTAATAATTCCAACACCTTCTTGTTTTGATTGATGTTGCTTTGTGTATGTTTCTAATTCTGATTTAATTTTGCTTAATGAATCCCTATTTGCTTGATACAATATTCCAAAGCCACCTGCACTGTTCCATTTTTGTATATTGATTGGTCTATCATCTATTAAAATATTAGGCTGTTTAGTTTGTTTGTTGATAGCATAAGATTCTTTTCTACCAGTGATAATTGTTTCTGCAGGCTGTTCAATGTTTTTGCTGATCCATACTTTTTTCCATTTGGCTGAATTGGCATTGTCGCCTCTTAATGGTGAAGAACAAATACTGAACGTTCCACCTGTAAATTTTTTAACCAAGTCAATTAATTGATCTGCACTTGTAAATTTTGGCAAAGTTTCAAAAAAGTTTGTGCCAGTAATTTTTTCAATTACTTCTGCTTTTAAATCTTTAGTTCTATCTGATGTAAGTTCTTTCCAGTGTTTAACACCATAAAGTTTTTCAATACCACCGAAGAAGTCAGCCATAACTCCGTCCATGTCTAAATATACAATTGGTTTAGTTTCCATATCTTCATTATACAACTTTTTGTTGTATTTGTCAATATTGGATTCTAAGTCCAAAATACGCATTAATTGAAACCTAAATGTGTAACTTCTGGGTATTTTGATTTGATTTTTCTGGCAAGTTCGTTGTGCAGTTTAACCTGTTGGTTCATATATCCTTCAGGTTTGCCACCTGATATCATTGTAGGACCATCAGGATTTTTATCTATTGTTGTAGGTTCTTCTGGAGATTGTTTACCAATATTCTTTTTCAACCATTGTGTTGAAACACCAATAAATTCATCTACAGGTACAGCACTCATATTTTCAAAATCTCCGCTGTAACCTAATCCAGTTAGAAATTCTCTCATGCTGGCATTACTCAAGTAAGGAGTATCCAACTCTTTATCTTTTGCCCAAGCCATTGGAAATTCATACACAGTAGTTTTCTCTCCATCAAAATCTTTTTCAGTTTTAAAATAAGGAATCATTGATGCACCTTCTTTAACTGAATCGTCATTGTCTATAGAAGTCAACTGTGGTTGAGGTTGTTGTCCAGTTTGTTGTCCAGTTTGTTGTGCAGGTTCTTGGTCAGGACTTAAATTTACTTTACCAAGTTCAATAGCAATTTTATTTAAATTTCCTTTTAATGTACCTGCTGAGACTTTTGATCCTGGTGCAAACATTTTCTTTAAATCACCTTGAGCATCCATTCTTTTAAAAGCATCAGGATGTCTCGGAGCAACATATTTTCTCAAATATGCTACTACTAAATCTGCAGGATATCCCTGAGACACATCTGTTTGATTTAAACCTGCCACGGTGTTAATGTCTTTGAATAAAGTATCCATTTGAACTTTTGCTTGATCATCTGCTTGAACTTTTGCCGCTGTTGCTGGATCATACAATGCTCTGACTTGATCTGGTACAATTTTTCTGCCTGCCGCTTTTAAAGTGTCTAACCAACCTTCATCCAGATAAGTTCCTTCAGATGTTTGTTTATTCATTGTGATTGTAAACTTGTTGCCTTCGAAATCTACATCTTTACCTGTAATTAATTTGTACATCTTTGCCAACAGTCTATTATCATATTCTGGTCTGCCATGTCCTTTTTGAGGTTCTTTAATTTTGTCTGCTAACATTTGAACAAATGCTGATTTGTCTAAACGCATTTCGCCTTCGTTAGTTTCTTCTGTTCTTAATGCTGATCTTTTAAATCCTTTTTGAATAAAATCTTTTTCACGTTCTGCTGGAATCATAATTGTTTTACCATCTTTGTGAACATATAAAGTTTTACCCATTGCTCCTACTCTTTTCATATCTGTAGGCTGTACACCATCTTCTGTTTGAGATTTGCCTTTTTGAACTCTATCAAAATAGTGTGAACTCATATTGCCGTAGCCGTGTCTCCAAGCCATCTGTCTTAAAGTTTTTTCATCTGAATCTTTAAATCTATCTGCAAGTTCTTGGTCAGTCATATCAGCATATCTTTGTTTGCTTTTGATAACTGATGCTGGCATTCTTTCTTGAACATTGTCTTCTGTTCTTAAATTTTTCTCAGCCCATCTACGTAATTCTTCTTTTCTTTTGGCTATCACAGCCTGCGTTCTAGCATCATTCATTCTAGGATCTTTTTGAATGTCTTGTAATGAAGCCATTTTGGCTTTGTAATCATCTCTGTCTTTTGGATCAGGTTGATTTGCTATTTTAAATTCTACTACAAATAAATCTCTTAATTTCATTTCTTTCTACTCCTAAACTGTACAGGTCCAGTCATGTATGGTTTTGAGAACCATAATTTAAACCAATCTGGATCACCTGGTTTTAAGCCTAGTTTTCTTTCCTTTTTTCTCAAAGCAGTAGCAGTTTGACTAATGTTCTCTCCCATAGAAGGTTCATTACTCTCTGTGCCAATGCCGGCTAAACGTTTTAAATCGCTTATGTTCATATTTATACTGTCACAGGATTTAATTTAAGTCCTGTTCTCACTTGATTATACATTTCTTCTGCTGTTTTAGGGTCTATAGGTACAGCATTTATAAAAGTGCTTTTGTCTCCACGAGCGGCTAAATCACGCATTTTTGAAGCACTCATGCCTTCAAGACCTTGTGCATCAGGATCACGTTCGCCTGCACTCACTACTTTTACTGAATTAAAGTTATATTCTTTACCATTGTACTTGTTTAATAATTCATTGAATTGATTTACTCTATCAGAACCTGCCACATATATGATATTCGTGTAACCCATTTGTTCTAATTTCTGCATGGCTTGTACCCATGTTCTTACTGCTTTGTCACCAACTTTTATCATTGGAAACATTTTTTGAGCAAAGGTTAATTTTTGTGAAAATGTTAATGGATCTGTTTTTGCGTTTTGAGTGTGTGTTACAAAAATAAAAGGGTCACCAGGTTGTGCTTTGATAACTTCACCTATTTTTTTGTGTCCTGCTGTTGGAGGATTCATTCTTCCAAAGGCGAATACAGCAGTCTTATTTGGTGCTTCTAGTATCTCCGTGATCAGCATGATTACTTCTCATCTTCTTTTTCAGCATCCATCATTCTTTGCATAAGCAAAGTTTTGTCTTGTGTAGTTATTTGATCTGCTATCTGTTTTGGAATCTTGTACTTTGTACAATATTCTTTGATGCATGAATCTATTAAAGGCATAACTGCTTCGTTATCGCCTGTTTGTTTGCACTTGTTCATTGTGGGATAATAATTTTTTCTATAAAACTCATCATCGTTAATCATGTAAAAGTACATATCATCTAATAGATCATAATCTAAAGTAGGTTCTTGTTCTATCTGATTGAATTCGTTTAGTCTTACCATTTTCTGCAACTCCAATATCTTGCTTTTGTTCTAGGTCCTGGATTAGCACAGTTGTGTCTTGCTCTAAATGATCTACGTCTTGCTGGATTAGATTTTTTAATTCTCATATTCGGATCACCAAAGTTTACTTTTTTAATATTTTTTGTTTTTGGATCACGAACATATACTTTAAACTTTTTAACATCTCCTTGCATAGGCTTACCAAGTGAAACTTTTCTACCTCTGTATTCTGCTTCATCTAATGTTTCATCTTCGCTGAACCACATATCACCGTATGCTTCAAAGAAATCATCACCATTGTAAGTTTCTTCCATTGGGTCATTATCACTTACTTCAACAACGTAGTCTTTCAATCCTTGTTTATTGTAAACTAATTCTAAGTCTTCAACAAAGTCATCTGATTCTTCAACATCTAATTGTCTGTGTAACTCAACAGTCAATACGTGTTGTCCGTCAGTGTTTTCATATGTAAGATATTTTGTTTCATCTTCCAACAAACCAATTGTGCTTAAATTGACTGCTGTGTTAATTTCGTCTTCTGTAAAAGGCGTGTCTTTAATTATGTTTATATAGTGATGCATAGTTTAATGATTTAATAATATACTGTTAATTGTTCCATCTGTGTAGGAAATACTTGCTCTTAACCACACAAAGTTTCCTGTAAAATTGTACACGAAAGCACCGTCTTTACCGGCAGTTGTACTGTCATATAAAGTACCATCAATATTGAACCAATCAGCAGTTGCTGGTGTTGTTGCTAGTGTACCTTGCATTTGTATTGTTCCTGAAATGCCGTTAACATTAATCTGCACAGTGTGGAAACCGTCGGATCTACCGTAGTATCCGTCACCTTTAAATTCTCCACTTACAACTGTTTCAACCGTACTATCGCCCGGATGTGTTGTTGCTGATAACATTATTTCGCTTGTTGCTGGCATATGTGTATATTTAGCCTATTGGGCAGTTTGAGTGTTAGGCTTGTTTTTCAAGCAGTTTAACACCGTCACCGACGTCTAAAACCAATTCTTTATCCTTCACTGTAACCTTCACTGTACCGCCATTTTTAAGCGATCCAAACAGTAATTCTTTTGAAAGGTCTTTCTTAATCTTATTATCAATTAATCTTTGCATAGGTCTTGCACCCATTTTAGCATCATAACCATTTTCTACTAGATAATCTATTGCTTCATCTGTAAGTTCTAATGCTACATCTTTTTCTTTTAGTTGTGTTTTTAATTCCAACATAAACTTGCCAACAATTTTAATCAATACTTCTTTAGCAAGTTTTTTGAATACCACTGTGCCATCTAATCTATTTCTAAATTCAGGAGCAAAATAACGTTTAATATCCTTAGTATCATATGTAGAATCTTTCACTGCACCGAATCCCATTACATTTTTTTCATTTTCTTCAGCACCAAGGTTTGTAGTTAAAATCAGCACTATGTTTTTAGCACTTGCTGTTTTACCATTATTACCTTGAATTGATCCTTCGTCCATAATCTGTAACAATATCTGTGAAACATCTGGATGGGCTTTTTCTATTTCATCTAACAATAAAACACAATTAGGATTCTCTTGTAGTTTTGTAACCAATAATCCTGTGTTTTCTTCAAACCCAACATAACCTGGAGGTGATCCTATCAGTTTTGCCACTGCGTGTTTTTCTTGATATTCTGACATATCAAATCTTATTAATTTAACTCCTAGTTGTTCAGACAACTGTTTGGCAGTTTCAGTTTTACCACAACCTGTTGGACCCATGAATACAAATGATCCAATAGGTTTGTTATCACGTTTTAAACCTGCTTGAGCAACAAGTACTTTGTCTACGACCATATCTATTGCATCATCTTGTCCGTACACATTGGCTTTCATATTCTTAGATAAATTAGCAAGGTTGCTGGATTCTTTTTCAGCAATATTTTCTACAGGCATTTTCACTAGTTTAGATAATTCAAATTGAATTGCTTCGTCGTTTACAGTTCTGTCAGACTGTTTGTCTTTTAAATTAAATCGTGAACAAGCCAAATCAATTAAGTCTATTGCTTTATCCGGTAATTTTTTATCTGTTTGATATTTTATACTTAATTTTACAGCAGAAGTAATCGCATCATCTGTTATAGTTGCATTGTGATATTCTTCGTAGTATTTTTTAAGACCATGTAATATTTCTAATGTGGTTGCTTTGTCTGGTTCGTCCACAGTTATTCTAGCAAAACGTCTCATTAATGCTCTATCTTTTTCAAAATACTTTCTGTATTCTTCCCAAGTAGTAGAAGCAACTACTTTTAATTCACCTTTTGTTAATACTGGTTTTAAAAGATTAGCCAAGTCGTTTGCAGTATTTCCGCCACCACCTGCTCCAGCACCTGAAATATTGTGTGCTTCATCTATAAAACAGATTGCTTTACCTTTTTTCTTTAAACCATTTAAAACCATTTTGAATCGTTCTTCAAAATCACCTCGGTATTTAGATCCAGCCAACATCGCACCTATATCTAAATTGTAAACCTCATATCCTTTTAAAAAGTCTGGACAAGTTTCGTTGACTATATTAAATGCAAGTCCTTCAGCAATAGCAGTTTTACCAACTCCAGGATCACCTACTAGGATAACATTGTTTTTCATTCTACGTCCAATGGTTAATGCTATCTGATTTAACTCATCAATTCTTCCTATTACAGGATCAATTTTTTTCTTCTTAACTTCAGCATTTAAGTTTGATGTGTATTTGTTAAGTGCTCTTTTAGTTTCACTTTGATCAACTTCATCTTCATATATTTCTTCAATTTCGCTGTGTAGATAATCCATAAACTTATCTTTATCAACTTTTGCTTCAACTAGATAATAGTATGCCCAACTTTTTGTTTCGCTCATTAAACTTAAAAATACATCTGTTAAATCAATATTAGTTCTACCACTGAACAACACTTGAGTAAATGCTCTGTTAAGCACTCTTTCAACACTTATAGTTTTCTTTGGTTTATACTTGGCTACTTTTACTTTGATGCCATCTAGTTTGTTATCCAAATAAGTTATCAAATGTGATTTTAAACTGTCTACATCAGTACCATAACCTTTTAAGATATCGCAAAATTTTTGATCTTCGCACATAGCAAACAACATATGTTCAAGAGTAACATATTCGTGCGTGTAAGATTTAGATAACTTTACTGCTCTATCGAAAACACTTTGTAAAGCACCACTAGGTTCAACCATTAATAAATCCTTTTAATATTTTTTCTTGTTTCTTTTTTGCCATATCCAAACGCATTTTTGAAACTCTTTGATCAAAGGTAATGCCTTGAAGATGGTCGTATTCGTGTAGGAAAACTCTTGCATGAAATCCTACTAACTTAATTATACATTCTTTTTGCTGTATGTCAAGGTATTTTACTCCCACTGTGTCTGGTCTTTTGACTTTCATAAACAGCCCAGGAAAACTTAAACAACCTTCCATCATTTCCACTTGGTTAGTACTTACTTCAGTTACCAAAGGATTGATAATGGTCATAGGTTTATCTTCACCCATAATAAAAATTTGTGCATCTATTCCTACTTGGTTTGCGGCTAGTCCTACACCTTCATATTTTTTCATAATATTAAACATTTCAGAAGATATCTTTTCTGCATCCATTTTTGTAAAGTCAAAATCATTAACTTTTTTTTCTAAAAATTCGTCTGGTGCTTTAATTAATTTCATTGCGTAACTTTGTTAGTGTTTCTACCCATTCTTGTTTGCTTACTGAAGGTATGTCTGCTTGTATTGTCAAATAAATGTTGCCTCTGCCACCACCTCTTGTTGGAAGACCTTGTTCACTAATACTTAATACAGTTCCAGGTTGTGTGCCTTTAGGAACCGTAATTGCTAAATTTCTTCCTTCTAGTGTTTTAACAGTTTGTTTTGTGCCCAACATTAAATCGAAAACATTTACTCTTTCAATACCGTGTAAGTTTATACCATCTCTTGCCCATTTGGCATGGGGTCTAATTTTTACTCTTACAAGTAAATCGCCTCTAGGTAAGTGCTTTTGTAAATCATCTCCTAATGAAGGAAATTTAATTGTGCTGTTGTTTTCAATACCTTTAGGTAATGTTAAGTTAACACTCTGCTCACGACCATTAGTTAATCTGTATGAAGCAACTAATTCTTTACCTTTCAAAACATCTTCCAATTCTATTTGTGCTTCTATTATGATGTCTCTATTTTTTCTTTGTTGCTGTCTTCTAAATGGACTACCACCTCCGCCAAAGAACTGATTAAACACATCTCCTATATCCTGCGGAAAGTCATCTGTTCTAAATTCATAAGAACGATTTCCTCCTTGATTCATTCCAGGACTAGTACCAAATCTATCATAGTGTGTTTTCTTTTGTGGATTTTTAAGTGTGTCGTATGCTTCATTGACTTTTTGAAATTGAGAACTATCACCGCCTTTATCAGGGTGGTGTTTCATGGCTTGTTTTTTATATGCCTGTTTGATTTCTGATTCGGATGCGTTTCGATTTACGCCTAGTGTTTTATAATAATCCATGTGTTTAATATAGTAATTCTTTTTTAAATGTCAATAGTATTTAATATTTAAAAGTCACAACTATATTGTATAGGATTTTGGTTTAAAAGTCAACGATATTATTTGGATTTTGCTCTTGATCCAGTATACAAACCAAACCATGCCGCACCCGCACCAACAACAATAGATATTAAACCTGATTGTTCCATGCTAGGACTTGGTAAATTCATATACCAAATTACACATTTGTATAAAAGAATGATGTATGTTGTAATGAAAACTCTTGGGAATATTCTCCAGGCATCAATTGCTCTTGCTAGATGAATCAATTTCGCATATGGATTTGGCCCTAAATCTTTTACAGAAGTATCTACTTCCAATTCAACTTTAACTTTTTTCTTTGCAGTTTCTTTGTCTGCTGGTACTACCAATTTATCTTCTTTTAATTGCTCAGCCATTATTTTACACCTTTAATTTTTGCGTTTCTTTTTCTGTGTCCGTTCCAAGCAACAAAGCCACCTATTCTCAATGACCAATATGCAAGTCTGTTCATTGTGTAGAATCCGTTTACAATTATGTTGATGTCTCTAAAAATTTCATCTGCTCTTTTTTGTGTAAGTTCACCCATTGTGTCTTTTTTGTTTTTCTTTAAAAGTGTTTTGTATTTGTATGCATAGTCATGAACAAGTCCACCTATTAACAATACACCAACTGGTGAAAAGAAAGTTCTTAGAAACTTGGGAATACTAGCACCATCAAATTGGAAACCTGCTGGGATCACATATTCTTCTCCGTCTATGTTGTATTTCCAGTCATCAGTTAATACCCAATTTCTTGTAGAAAGTAACCACATCACAATACCTTTCCAAAAACCTTTTCCTTTAGTTGCTATTGGTACAGGTTGTAATTTAGGCATTCCTTTGTAATTGAATTTTAATTTTGTTTTTGCTCTCTTGTCTGTGAAGTTGATTATCGCGGCAACAATAACAACAGCGATTAACACTGTCCATTGCCAAAATTTCATTGCTAGTCCTACTATACTTAATTCCATATGTTTCCTTTTCTTTAACTGGTAGTATTTATCTTACTCCAGTATGATTTTCTTAATTGATCTACTACCGTCTATGTTGGACTCAAGTTCTGCTTTTACTTTGAGACATTGATATTTGGTTCCAGAACTGTAACTTCTTTCTGCTGTACGTTTACCTCTTAGGCAAGCCGCCATGTTGTCTTGGATACGATGTTCTTTAATCTCACCATTTATAATCATCAACAATGCTACAACGGTTTCTATCATTAGTGTGAGTCTCCATTACCATTTTTGTATACAATTTCTCTGTCAGCGTCTTTGAGTGCTTCGATGTTTGCCTGTGCTTTTTCCATTTGCTTGTTAAGAAACTCTATGTTAATTTTGTTGTTAGACATACTGTCTAGATGCTTTTGCATTCTATCCACAGTAGTGTAAAGGTCTTCTATTAGCATAAACTGTTCTATGTCCTGTGAGCTCTGTCCTAACTCACCTCTTGGATATTTAATTCTGAATTCGTTATTCTTCTCAATGTCTGCTGTAAGTTTTTGTTCTGCGTGTTCTAGATCTTTTGTTAGTGATGCGTTTTGCATTTCCAAAAGTGTAAGTCTTTCTACTAGACCAAAATATCCCCATACTCCAACTGCGACTGCCGCCACTATGGATATCAAATTTTTCATTGGCATACTGATTGCTGTTTGATCGCTTAAATCTAATCTTTTCATTATTCATCACCCTCGTAATATTTTTGATATTCTTGTAACAAGTTATTTGTTTCTTGCAACTTCTGTCTTATTTGTGCAAAGTTTCTAGCAAGTACTTGAAAATCCTTGTCTGTTATTCCAAACAACACAGGGTCTATGCCTGCTTCTTCTAATTTTTTAAATACTTCTTCTGCATTTTCACTTGTAATGATGTGCCAGTAGATCTCTTCCATTTGCAAAGGTGTTGGTAATGGATAATCTAATTTCTCTCTTGGCTGTTCAACAGAGAAAATTTTAATTTTCTTTTCGCCACCTATACTACAACCTGTTAGTAATACTATAAATGCTACTGCTAATATTTTATTTAAATGGTACATAGTTTGGATTTGCAAGTGCCGGGCACTCTGGGTTAATTTCTGATTTCAATGTTGCTTTTAATTCTTCTTCAGTGTGTTCTGCACCTGATGCCAACTCGATACATCTTGCGGCATTCTTACCACCACCGTTGACAATTCTTTCAATTGATTCTGTTCTTTCTAGTGCCAGTTTGCCGATGTCTCTATTTTTCTTTGTGAATCTTTTGTCTAGGTCTTGTAAATCTTTTTTAAATGTGTTGATTAACACATTAAGTTTTTTGTTGCTTTCCAATATTGCTGTGAAATCTTCTTTTTGTTGCTCCAACACTTTGTTCTGTTCTTCAACTGCTGTTTCTAATTTAATTTGATTTGCTTTGAGTGTGGCATTGTCTGCTCTCAATTTCATCACATAGATACCTGCTCCTGCTATTCCTGTGATTAGCAAGATTGTGATCATCATTTTTATTTGTCCAAATATCATTCTGTTTCCAATTCTCCACTACGACTGTGTCTACACACCTCAATTTTGTATTCTCTTCCATCGTAGTCTTTCTCTGTTCTATACAAAGGCTCGCTATGAGCTTCATATCCACAGTTTAGACAGTATTTTTTGGTATCTGTAGCCATAATGTTATATGCTACTATTTATCAAATGCCATGTTGCCACTTATTACCAATCTGCTGTTTTCAACATTTGGCTCGGCTTCATGGGGTAATGCTCCTGGAAACAGCACACATCTGCCCTTTTTAGGCTTGATTTTAAAGTGATGGTGATCTACATATGGATATCCAAAATTGTAAAACACTGTATTTGCTGAATCTTCATTGCAATCTACATAGTACACAAATGACCATTCGTTTTTGAGTGGACTGTGTATATGTAATCTATGAGAATGTCCTGGATTGTATTGTTGTATCCAGAGATGTTTCAATCTAAAACTGGTGTACCCGTGCATGATTCCAACTTCTTTCCAAAAGTCTTTTACCACAGGAATGAATAATTTTGCTAATTGTTCTTGATTTTCTTCAAAGAAAGATGTGTTGTGTTCTTTTACGTCTTCTAAATTTTTTTCTTTACAGTGATTTTCTAACTCAATGTTTGGTTCTAAATCTTCGTGATGAAATGCTGTGATGAATTGTTCAGTCTTCATTCTATTAAACCAGGCTTGTAAACAGTTTTTCCGTTTTCCTTCATGGCAGTAAGCACACTTTTTCTGTTGCCTTCTGACTTGTATGAAACGTGTACCCAACCTGAATCTGGTATGCCTGGAGTATAAAATTCTAATATCAATTGATCGAAGTCACAATTGGCTTCAATCCATTTGGATACATCATAATTGCCTGTGCCTGGACATTCAATATCAACTGCTTCGCCTTTGCAGTGTTGTGATTTACTTGAACCGCCTACTGCTTCGTTGAGTGCTGGTCCTCTGTATCCTGAATTGATTACTGTAACGCCAAAGTTCTCTCTGACTTTCTGTACCACATTTTCAAACAGTGCCGCCGCATTGGCTAGATGTTCTTCATTGGGTGTGTTATCAAGACCTTTTCGTGTTGCTGTTTGGCTTTTTGTGAATTCTGCTAATGTAAAATTTTTAGATAGTCGCATATTTTTTCTCCAGTACTACGCAGTGACCTTTATTTTCAAATACCAATTTGTTACCAAATTTAGTAATGTTGTAATCACCTACATACTTACTTAAGAAAATCACTTCTGGAAAGGCTTCGATTTGGATCGACTCCTCTATACTTTCAATTATTTGTGTTTTGAATCCCATATCTACAAATTCAAACATCAGTGTATCAGCATATTTTTTGGTTAAAATTACAGTGTTGTTTTCCATATACACTTCATCAATATAACTATCAGCAAAGAAGTTCTTGTAGTTCTCCATCTGCGTTTCATTAGTTTTGATATCATATGCTCCTGGATCCAACGGCAATTGTTCATTGATGCTAGATTCATCTGCTGTATGACTTCTAAAATTTTTGTAATATCTAAAACGTAAATCTTGTTGATTTGAAATCTTTTTTATACCATCTAAAATTTCTATTATTTGATCTGGAGATTTTTTTGAACGTTCAATTTCAACAAATACTCTGTATTTTCCATCTGATTGTTCGCCTGATGTTTTATCAGCATCTAGTACAAAGTCATAACCTGTTTCAATAAACTTTACTAAATCTTCTGAAGGTTGATCGCCTTTCACAGCAAAACTTAATGTAACAATATCTGCATCGTCACCCATTTTTGATTTGTAAGAATCAATTTCAAAAACGTTATCGATTGTATATTCTAAATCGTTCTGTCTTAAACCCATTATAAACCTTCTGGTGCAACTTCGTCTGCGGCTTCAACAGATTGACTGCCGTCAACTATTTCTGCATTGGCAGGTTCTTTGTTGTATTCCTGTTCTACTTCGTATCCGCTGTATATTGTTCTGATTAAATCTTTAGGCATTCTGATAGTTACCAACCATATTGGCATTTGATCTAGTTTACCTTTTTTAGTGCCTGGTCTAAAATCATTTGATTGTAGCACTTGTCTTGGATACACATATACGTCTTTTTTATAAAAAACTTTGCAACCATAATCTGTAAGTCTTTTGCCACCATCTGGATCTGGCATTTTGTCTCTAGGCCACATGAACGTGCAAGTTACAAAATGTCTTAAAATTTGAGGTCCTTCTGCTAATTCACCATCTTGCCAATTGTCATAAACGTATAGATTTAATTCATCTAGCACACGTTCAAAATCTTTAAGAATAGTGAATGCTGTGTCGTTATCGTACACATTTTCTATGGTTTTTATAACGTCTTTTATGTCTTGCATTGAATGATACCTTTTTTATGTATTTATCATAAGGTCAAACTTATGTGAGCATTTATGTCTCCTATGATATACCGTAAATAATAGTATGCAAACAAATATTTTGCTTAATAAACAAAGGAGTGCTAATGGGTAAAAAAACGTCCAGAAAGCGCCAGAACAGGGCAAACGTCCTGCCAATCAAACAATACCTTCCAGAAAAACCACAAGATGTTAAGATCGTTCCTAGAAACGTTAATCAGGAATCTTATCTTCTTAAACTGTTAAGTCCAAGCAAAGACATTGTCTTTGGTGTAGGACCAGCAGGTACTGGAAAGACGTTGATTGCTGTTCAGGTGGCTATCAAAATGTTCAAAGAAAAACAAGTCAATAAGATAGTAGTAACACGTCCAGTAGTAAGTGTTGATGAAGACATAGGTTTCCTTCCAGGTAATTTAGAGGAAAAGATGGCTCCATGGACCATACCTATATTCGATGTGTTTAAATTATACTTTACCACAGCAGACATACAAAATATGCTGTTCGAAGGTGTAATTGAAATATCTCCATTGGCTTTTATGCGTGGTAGAACTTTTCATAATTGTTACATAGTGGCAGATGAAATGCAAAACGCCTCTGCAAATCAAATGAAGATGTTGTTAACGAGAATAGGCAGTCGAAGCAAATTAGCAGTAACTGGAGATCTCGCTCAGACAGATAGACCCAATGACAATGGATTGTCTGACTTCATTGAAAGACTTAATCATCAATCAAGTAATTTAATTGATTTGGTTAATTTTGTTAAAAGTGATGTTCAACGGCACGAAGCAGTCAAAGAAGTATTAAGTATTTACGGAGACTGATTTATAGTTACATCTTGATTTCTACGAATAATGTGGAAACCAAATGCTGTACAACAAATACCGCTGGTGTCACCAGGCTGTAATCCGTCTAGGTAAATCATAAAATCTTTATCCATCTGTTCACGTTTTATTATTCCTAGATCACCACCATTGGCTTTTCCGCTTGGACAATCGCTGTACATTTTTGCGGCTTGTTCGAATGTTAATTCGTTGTCCAACATCTTTTTTTGAATATCAGCAATTAAAAATAATGCTTCTTCTCTTGATACATTTCGTTGACTTCTTGTTGCGTCTTCGTGTGCAATTAATATGTGACTACATCTACTCATTTTTTAAATACTTCCAACTTGCTGGAAACTCCTCTTTACAAATATTATGTATTCTATCTGCTACATCACGTGTTTCTTCTTGAGTATCTTTAGCACAACGTAGATTGCAAACTCTAGCAAAGGCATATAGTGTGCCTGACCAATACCATTCGGTCATCATATTTTGTGGTAAAACCATACGTGCTTGTTCTGGTGCTACACCTTTTTGTATCAATGCATTGTATAAAATTAGACAACTTTCCATTGTTGTTTCCATCATATGTTTCATTGTGGGATCTAAATCAATTTCGCCAGCACTGCCTTGTTTAGAATTTTGTGGTCTACCTCTCCATGTTTTTGTGCTGTATAATTCAGGCGGAAAGTCAACGTATCGTCTTGATACTTCATTCCATACTAAACCAACTTGATGTTTCACAAGTTGTCTTGCTACAAATATTGGTGCTTTGATTCTAAATTGTAATGATGCATGAGCAAAAGGAGACCAGTGATTGTGTTCAGCGAGATACTTGATTAATTTTTCATCTGATGCTTCAAATGTTTCTTTGTTTTTACTGTAACTTACTCTTGCGGCATTCACCACAGATAAGTCTGTACCCATTTTGTCTACTAGTTCTACGATCATTTGTCTTTAAAATATTTCTTTAATTTGTCTGCTTCGCCTGAATGCTTTTCGTAGCCTGGCATTGGTTCTTTTTGTGTGTCTAATACTTGCCATGCTTCTGCCCATTGTCTATTAAACTCTACCCAACCTTCTCCCTCAGGATCTGTGTCTGCTTTGATGGCATCTTCAGGACATTCTGGTTCACACACACCACAATCAATACACTCGTCGGGTTTAATAACCAGCATATTGTCGCCCTCATAGAAGCAATCTACAGGGCAAACGGACACACAGGTAGTGTGTTTACACATGATGCATTTATCATTAACCACATAAGTCATTATGACAACCAGTTCCACACACCTCTTATTGCTAAAAGCAAATACATTAACTCCATTAATGCTCTTGGTGTGTCTTTATCTTTCATTCCCATTCTAATCCATATACTGCAACTGAAACAAGCAACAGCCCAACCTATCCATTGTATTTCTGATTGACCACTGCTTAATAAGAAAGCACTCACCATCGCTAGTATAAAACCTAACCATCTCCAACCATCAATATTTTTGTAATATCTAATTTTCATTTTACCACCAACCTAATATTCTACCATTGCCTACAATTATCATAGTGCAAGTTAATATGTGTAGCACTACCCAAAAAGTTCTTACTAGAGCAACTTGTTTGTCGTAAGGTTTAGTTTTCTTATCTGAAAAACTGCCGAGAGCATATAACCAAACTTTGAACCAATTACGCATTTTAAATATTTTGTAGTTTAATCATTGTAGCCGCAAGATTTATTTCTGGATCAGCAACTAATGTGTGATCTACTAATCCTTGTTTGATAACCAATATTGCTTTTTCTTGACGTGCTTCGTCACCGAACAATGTAATGTTATCATACAACCATTTGTAAATGTCTTCAATCTCATCTGGACGTGCTTGACTACACACTAGTTTTCTTGCTTCAGTGATCTTGCCTGCTTTGAACAATTCGGTCATTTCTAATTTATAATCTGCTTCGCCTTTGTCTGCATTCGCAGGAGCAATCAGTGTGCCTTCTTGTGAATTCATTTGCACAGTGTTAATACATTTTCTTAAATCTGGATATGTTGCTTTTACATATGTGTCTAATATATCTAAGTCCGGAGTTACGCCTTCATCCATTAAAATTTTAGCAACTCTTGTGGTAAATTCTGTTTGGTCAATACGTTCTATATGAAAACCTTGACATCTGCTGTGCAGTGCAGGAATAATTCTGTTGGGATAGTTACAAGTTAAAATAAATCTACTTGTTGTGTGATATTCTTCCATCACACCACGCAATGCCGCCTGTGCATTAGGTGATAGATAATCTGCTTCATCTAGTAGTACAATTTTAAAGTCACCAAAAGGAATCATTTGTACAAAGTTAATGATTGTATTTCTTATATCATCTACACTGTTTGTTCTACTTGCATTTATTTCTAATATATCTAAATCATTTACTTCAAGTTCATTGAATAATACTTTTGCCAATGTAGTTTTACCTATACCTGCATTACCGCTGAATAGTAAATGAGGAATAGTTTTTTCTTTTACCCATTGTTCTACTTGTTTACGTTGATGATCATCTCTAAAAACATATTCACTTAATGTTTTAGGTCTATATTTTTCTACCCATAAGTCTTTCACTAGTCTCTCCTCATATATTCTTGTCCCATACCACTTAATATTAAAATGATATACAGAACGGGCCAACCCCAACCTGTGATGGTGTTTGTTAGATGTAATGTCATTAACACAATACCAGTTACTCCGGTTGTGTTTAATCCTTTAGATTGTATTACTGGAAGTTTCATTCGTACAGTATATGTGATATACTGCAATTTGTCAAGTATTATTCAGTCAAATATGATGCATCGTTGTCTACTCTTCTGGACAATACATCTGCTGGTTTTTCTTTGGAAGTTCCTAGAATAGATTCTGCTTCTACAACACGAACAACAGTTTTGATACCATTTTCATCTTCCATAGTAACACCTCTACTCCATCTGCCATGTTCAACCAAAATCCAATCACCTATTTCGTAATCGTCATCGTTCTCATGACCAATAGCAAAAACTTTCCCCCAACGTGGATGAATACCTCTTGCTTGTCCGTCATCTGATGCAATGATAATTCCGCCAGCAGTTTTTTGCTCGCCGAATTCCATATCAGTAACTATTACTCTGTTATGTATTGGAGTGAGTGTTCCTTTGTAGATTTTTGATGATGACATTATTTTTGTTCTTTTTTAACAAAATTTCCGTCTGCATCTTCAACCCAATCGTCATTTGAAGTTTCTTCTACTGGTGCTTCTGCAACAGGTTCTTCTACAACTGATTGTTCTACAGGCTCTGCAGTTTGTTCTTTATGAGAAACGGTCTCAGGATGATCTCTGTAATAATCTGCTAAAACATCTTCTCTTTTTTTGATGATTTTGCCACCTGCTCCTAATTCGTCACCTCTAGCATTTACTTTGGCATTGCCAACTGCTGGAGTTAATTCATTTCTTTTTCTCAAAAGATCCATGTCCACGGTTTTACCCTGCATGGTCTTATAAACTTTTTTGCCTGTTTGTTTTACTGCCATTTTCTATTCTCCTATTATATGTGTATTTATCTGATGAATTCCTTCCAGTCTAGTCGATACTGGATCGAATCAATTTTGTGTATGCCCAATAGATACAATACGTAACTTGCTACCGAACTGCCTCTGCCTACACCCCACACAATCTTGTTTTCTTTCATAAATGTTACCAAAAAATGTAAAAACTTCAATAAATTTAGATGTCCTAATTCTTTGAACTTGTTTAATTCTTCAATAACTCTTGCTTTTGCTTCTGGTTTGTCTGGACACTGTGCTATCAAAAATTTTTCAATATCAAACTGCTTGTAACTGTTTGGCATAAACCATTCTGATTGTAAAAGATTGTCAAAATCTTTCAAACTGATGTCTAATGGCTCATAGAACTTTAGCATTTGTCCGTCACCTGTTTCTTTGATAGACAGATTAAATTGTTCAGTTTCTGAATTTTTTTCCACATACACTTTGAACAGTGTATCCAATTTGCCTTTGTATATAAGATCCATACAATCTTCTACACCGTACTTCGGCAAACCTAAAGTGTCAATTTTCATAAGTGTATTATATGTGATTTAACTCAAAAAGTCAATGATTAATCTACTTTGATTAAATCATCTATATCTTTACCAGAATTTTTGTCTATTTCTTTTTGCTCTTGGTACCAACGCATTTTCAATTCTTCTGTGTAACCTGCGATGAACATATTGATTTGATTGCGTACTTGTGGATTGGTTGCTCTCAAATATTTGGTACGCAACTCTGTGAGTTTGTTTTCTAATTCTTGAGTTGGAATGTCTTTGTAGTCTTTGTCCAATGGATGGAACATAAAATATTAACTGAATTGACCAATATATCTGGCGAACACAGTCACTCCGTTGTCGTAAGTATAAAATTCTACTACCAAAGGATTGGTTGTGCTGTCAACTACAAATGGAGTAGGAAATCCAGATGCTGTTTTAATTGTTCCACCGTTTGATGCCCAAGTAACCGTTCTGTCTCCACCTGATTTTACAATCTGTACCACAATGCTTTCTAATGCATTTGCTTGTGAACTCCAGTCAGCCAATGTTAATGTAACATTTGCTCCCACAGTGATTGTTTGAAAATTACCATTAGACAAACTGATGTTTTGATCAGTACTAACTGTGCCAGCACTATGACTTTTTGTAAAGTTACCTTTGAATAAAGCACCACTAACTTCATTGCCTGCAAAGTTGTTGGTTGCGTTTAGTTTTGCTGTGTCAGTTTCTAAACTAGTGATTTCTGTTTTTGCTGTGGCAAAATTGCTTTTGATTGTGTTGAAATTATCTCTAAAACCTTGGCTATTGTTATCTTGCCCTGCTACAGGATATGTTGCGTCTATACTTGTTGAATCTATATTACTCATAATAGTTGTTTCCTACTGTTATTTATCTTATACATTATATTGATAGTTAGGAAAGAGTATGTATTGATCAGCACTATTGCCCTCTGTTCCTGCCACGATGTATCTATCAATTTCAAAATTAATATTTTTAATATCAAATCCGCTGTTTTTCACTGCTAGAGCGATATTTTGACTAGTTCCTTCTTTACAATAACACAATGGTACTGCTGTGGTATATCCTAATGCTTGATTACCAGTCTGTGCTGTACGCATCCAAAGAGGTAATAATCCTCCTTCAGTTGTGCCTAACGATTTGATATTGTCTCTCATATTAGAAATGTTACTGATGTATCTTATTTCATCATTGCTCATACTTGCTGTCAATAAATCACTGTCCACTTTGATTACAGAATTTTTTGGTCTAAATCTAAATGGATCTCCAGTTATTTGTTCCACAGTTCCTACTACTAAATCAGGTCCTGACTGCATATCTATTAATAATTCTCCATTAGGTACATCAACTAGCAATCTACCTGTTCTTGCAAATATTTCTAAACTAGTTCCTACACCTGAAATAGATAAACTTGAATTTGCTTGAGCAAAAATAGTGTAAGCAGAACCTCCAACATTTAATTTCGTTGAATCATCTGTAACTTCCAACTGAGTTTGATTAACTTTGAATGTAGTTTGTGGATTTATTTTGAATGATGTTCTTGTGCTTAAACTTTTTGAATCTCTAACGTCTATAACATCAGCATACACTAATTCGTAGGCAATATTGTTAGTTCCAGGATACTTTGCCACTGCTGTTTTTATATCTCCAAAGTTAAATCTAGAACGTTTATGATTTTTTGACACTGCTGTCACATAATTACCAACAACTTTCTTTTCTATTCCTGAATAAACCAGCATACGCATATTTTTTTGTAACCCAAAATCTGGATCATTGGGTCTATAAATTTTGTCTATTTCAAATATGTTTGTATTACTGATAAAATCTTTGAAATAACTTCGTTGTGATGATTTTAATAATGGTTGAGCATATAAATCTGTAAATGTTTTTGTAACATCTGTGTTTATTATTAAATTAAATGTACGTTCAACAGAACTAAATCCAAATCTATCTTGAGCTCTTACTGTAAATGAATAACTTTCATCCACTGTGGTTGTTCCGCCATCAAGTATTAACAAATTGTTATCAAATGATGTTATACCCGGTAAAGAATTTTCACTGTACAATCTAACATTTCCTACAATTTCTCCATCCAACGATAGACTTAATCCTGGAGGCAAAGAACCACTCATTAATAAGTATTTCATTTTAGCATCTGCGACTGTGCTAGTTGCTTCTAACTTTAAATGGCTTGTTAGGTTTGCTTTTAACGTTCCCAATGCTGATGCAGTGTTCCATGTCAGTGTACTGTCCACTTCGCCCAACACCTTGACAGTAAATGTCTTTGTTGCTGTGGGTTGAGTGTCTGTGCTGTTTAATAAAAAGTTTTTGCTGTATGGCACATTTTGAAATGCCGCTATACTAATATTTTGTTCATTAACAAAACTGTCCACTAAAGGAATATTTAAAACTAATTTTTCCATTGCTGTGGCATTAGCAATTCCTTGTAATGCAGGTTCACCTTCTGCTAGTAAAGACTGTATGTCTGAAATAATATATTCATTAGAACCAATTCTTAATGTTCTACCTTTGTAGTTGTCTTTAGATATTCTATTGTAAACAAATATTTCATTGTTTGCTCTTGTTATTGTTGTTTGAATTCCGTTTTTATAATCATTAGGATCGTACACTGTACCAGTATAAACTTTTAAATCAGATGCTGTAAGATTTCTATTCAATGTAAGCACTTCATAATCTTGATCTGCTCCATCTACTCCTAAGATTGTGTATTCTTCTTTGTTAATTGTTATCTTTTTACCAACTAAACTTTCTAAATCATCTAATCCATCTGCTAGACCTACTGGTAATTTTTGTATTTTTAATTTATCTCCACCTTGTTGTTGGTCTTCGTATGGAGTAATAACCACTGTGACTAAATCACTGCCTGTTCCGGCTCTAACTGCACTTACTGTAAATTTATATTCTTTGGTTACAGCAGGTTGGTAAGGAACTCTACCTGCTATTTCTCCTGTGATGGGATCCAAAGTCATACCTGGTGGTATAGTAGAAGTAGAATTATCACTGTTTGTGCTTTCTAAAATATAACTGATAGTTCCAGGCACTGTGTTTGGATCATACAGTTCTAAAAATATTGTAACATAGTTATTGGCTCTTTTAAAACCTAAGTCCGATGGTGTTAACCATTGCGGAGTTCTTAAAAATGTTCCATCTGATGTGAATATGCCTGTTCCTATCTGCATAATCGTATTGTCTGCTCTTAAAAAGTCGTCACCTACTACAAATATTTTGAATATTCTACTTATAGTTGAATCACCGTCAGTCACATTCACTGTAAAATTATAAAAGCGATTTAATTTTCTTTGATTCCTGTTACTTACTTGTTGATTGTACAAGTCTGAAAACTCTTGCACATCAAAATAAAAACTTTTATTTGCAATTGATCCTTGTAATCCAAAGTCAAACGGTGCTGATGCATAATCGTTGGAATCATAATAGCCTGTGCTGGATAAAATATCAAGTGCTTTGATAGGATCCACTAACCCAGAAATTTTACCTGACTGACTTAATGTTAATCCTGGTGGTAATTCTCCACCACCTTCTGGAATATAATATTCTAAAACTGTGTTGGCACTTAAATCAGCATCTTGAGCCTCTAGTTGAAAGTCTACATATGAACTGTCCAAGATAAACAGTTGGCTGTCTGCTCCAATTGGAAGTGTACCTGATGGTGTAATCCATGTTGGTGCATCGGCACCTTCAATATTAACTGTGAAAGTTCTATCTTGAATTCTTGTATCGTGTTTGGCTCTTAAACAAAATTCAAATTGTGTTGATCTACTGACTTGAAATGGTGTTCCTATCAGAGTTTGACCTTCTAATCTTAATCCAGGAGGTATTGTGCCTGCTATTGTTACAATTGAATCAGCACCTGAAATAGGTAATGTGATTGTTGCTGGTACTCTTTCTTGATATGTACCTAAATTATAACCGGTTTGAACTGTCCATAAATCATGCATGATATATGTATTTATCGAGTTGTAAAATGCTTAGATAGATCCAAAGTCAATGCCAGTTGCTGTAGGCGACGCTATCGTGCCCATATTCACTGGATTGAAAGATTCAAGCCATTGTAACAAGTTGTTTACAGGATTTTGTACACCGCCAAAATCAAATCCAACAAGACTGTCTAAGTCATCGATGTCTACACCTTTAACTAAACCGTTAAAATTGTTTCCTGTTATTGTGCCAACGTTTGTAAAATTGTTTCCACCAGCATTTAAAGTTGCTGATAGTGTGGGTGAAGTTTCGTTTGCTAGTGCTGAATTTATTGTAATGTTTGATCCACTACCTGCAGTGGTTGTTCCACCTGTACCTAGCACAGTAACTTGACCTTGAGAACCAATTGGTGTTAAAGAACCTACATCAGTTGTGAACAATATGCTCACAATACCTGATGATGTAATTGTAATTTGATTGTTATCAGCACTTAATGAAACATTAGGTCCTGCTTTTAAATTTTTAAAACTTAAATTATCATTAGTTTTTGCGGCAAACACACCTTTTGTTGTACCATCATCTGCTAATTTATTAGATGCTGTTGTGTTTTCTGCCTGACGAGCGTCTAGTTCAGTGAAGTTGTTATTAACCTTAACAAAGGCTTCTCTCAGATCATCACCTGTACCGTCGTTTGCTAGTGTTCCTATGTTGATTGTGCTGATTGCCATAACAATATTTATCCTTTATGTCTAACCTTATTTCTTGGATATACCGACCCTGATACTGGTCTTTTTTTATGATCTTGATGTGGAAATGCTGTTCCGTTTAATGGTCTATGATAAATGTATCTCAAATATTTGTTTTGATCATTAATTGATCCATCACCTAACCATTCACTGTCCCCATAATCACTACCAGTACTGCTTATGTCTCCTGATGTTGAATTATCAATCAAATAATCTAATGCTTCGGCATGAGTCATGTTAGGATCTTGTTCTGCTCTACTAGCCAATACACCTGCGACTTGTGGACCACTCATACTTGTTCCTGATATAGATGCGATATAATAATTACTGTCCCTTGTATCGGTCAATGTATTAGTGTAAGGAGTAGGTGTTTCATCTCCGGGACCGTTATAAACTGCAGAAATAATGTTTTCTCCAGGCGCCCAGATGTCGACTCTGTCTCCATAATTACTGCTTGTATCTTTATATTGTTGAGTTTTTGTGCCAGCATTGCCGACACATATCATTACTCTTGCAGGACTTGATCCTTGTGAGTGAACATAATCACTCACACCAAATCTTATACTATTGTTATAATTTGCATTGGCATTTTTTACACAAGGCCAATAACTGTTACCAGCAGAGCCTACCATTATTACTCCGTCTGCAATGGCGTCTACCACATCAGCATCAACTCCCGCCGATACTGCCGGCATACGAAATAGGTATGTACTTGCAGGAACCGGCACACCATATGTTTCCAGTGATGTTTTTTTGGTTGCATCTGGTTGACCTGAAATATCAGTAAATGTTCCTCTGTAGGTATGACCGTTAATACCTGAAAGAGGAATATCACCGTAACTGTACCCCCAACTATTATTACACACAGTAGGATTTCTTCTACCTGTTACAGGATTAACTGCTTTTGTTTTGTGCCACTCTCTAATGTAATCATAAAGGTAAAGTTCCCAATTACCTGGAGTGAATGTTCCTGTGTAACTAAATTCCATATAATAAATGTTGGCATCTCTTGCCCAACCTTGAGTATTGCCTGCCACTGTGCCTGTTGTGTGTGTGCCATGGTTGCTACTTATATCAGAATAATCATAGTTGCTTGATCCTGCATTGATTCCCAGTTGAGAATTTAAACTCAACCAATTAAATTGTTGCACTCTTGATCCTCCTGATCCGTCTGAATTAACTGCAAATTCAGGGTGATCAGTTTTAATATGTGAATCAACCATCACCACGTCAACATTTTTGCCACTGCTTGTTGTTTTTACTGTTTGATTGGTTTGTGTAAATGAACCGTTAGTTCCCCAATTGGCTAAATTAGATCCTTCTGTTACTCTTAATAATCCCCAATTTTTATCAGTATTATTAAAATTTCCGAATATGCTATTATCTTTTTCAAAATTGGAAGTTTGTTCCCAATGTGCAATTTTTTGTATACCTAATGCTGAAGGTGGTTGTTCTACTGCTAGAACTCTTGAATCATTTCGTAAAGTTTCTGCTTCTGCATCATTAAGCATATAGTGAGTGTTTCTGCTTATGTTTCTTCTATGCTTGACATCTACTGATCTGTTGGGAATATAAAGGTCTCCACCAGGAGTTTCCATGTCATTATAGAAAGAATCTAAATTTTCAAAGTTATGAAGTGTTACTATATACTCTTTAAGAGTGTCTGACATATTATACCTCTACTGGTACTACTGTCAATGTTACTGTGATTGTTTGCGTGGATCCACTTTTGTTAGTTACAGCACATGGAATAGTAGTTGTCACCGGATTTTCATCATTAAAGCCACCTGCAAACGGTGTAATCAAAACTGTTTGAGCACCTGTTGTGATTGCTTCTGCTATCACTCCTGAACCTGGTGTAGGATCAGATGTTTCACTTCTTGCTGAATCTGATGTTCTAACAGAAGCACTTGAATAAATTCTAACCCATGCCGCCGCCGATGTTTGAATCTTGTACAAGAAGTAACCTTTGTGTCCAGTGATATCTAAATTAGTAGATGCGTTGTTGGCAATAGAACTTGTTGTGCCTGCCACTGTGCCTCTTGTGCCTATATCTGAACTTATTGTTAATGTGTCACCTGTCACTGCTGATGTGATACCTGTACCACCAGCAATAGTCAAATTGTCTGTGGTTGTGTTTGCTGTGGTAAATCCAGAATCACCTGTAATGGTTGACCACAAATTCTGACTACCTCCACCACCACCACCTGTGTAACTGATAGTGATTAATCCGTTAGCACCAACAGTGGTTGATATATCTGTACCACCTTGAAAAGTTAATTCATCAACTGCCGAAGCCGCCTGGTATGGAGTGCCTGAATCAGCATTAATAGTTTCAAATAAATTTTGATTTGAGGCTGGATTTGTATTTGTAATTGTTAATACGTTTCCAGCAATCGCAGTTTGTATTCCAGATAAAGGATCACCATTGATTGTAAATGTATCAGTGGCACTTGATGCTGTGGCACTGCCTGTTTCAGCATCTATAGTTGAGAATAAATTTTGTGTTGAACCTGAAGAATTTATTGTTACAGATTTGCCTGTATTGTCTGTTGTTAATGTTGTGTTTGTGCCTGCCACAAAAGTTAATACACCATTTACTGAAGCAGTGGTTACATCTGTTTGTCCTGAAACTCTAACAGTGTTGAAAATATTTTGATCCACATTTGGAGATGTGTTGGCGATTGTTAATGATTTACCTGTATTATTTAAAGTAAAATCAACTCCTCCACCATTTACCAATGTCAATGCTTGACTTGAAGTAGCAGGAGTTATAGAAGTGGCACCATATACTACAGAAGCAAAAATATTTTGATCCACATTGGGTGCTGAGTTTGTGATTGTTACTTGATCACCTGTAGCATCTCCAGTGACAGTAATACCTGTGCCTGCCACGAATGCCAATGTGTCTGTAGATGTATCTGCTGTGATTGTTACTCCACCTGCTAATACATTTTGAAATATGTTTTGATCAACATTTGGTGCAGTGTTTGTGATTGTGATTAAATCATTTGTAGCAGTCATTGAAATTCCATTGCCTGATTGGAAGTTTAATGTGTCTACGTTTGAATTTGCAGTTGTTGATCCACCTGATGGTGTTATTGCAATAGTTTTGTAAGCAAAGTTATCAGATACATTGAAATTGTTGTTGGCTCCTGTGTATGCAATTTGTAATTTGCCAGCAACCACAGAAGTTGAAATGTCTGCTCCACCCACAATACTCAATGTGTCTGTGATGCTTGAAGCAGTAATTAATGTATCAGTATCATCTGCCACTTTGTAAAAAATATTTTGATCTACGTTAGGTGCTGAGTTTGTTATTAACACTTGGTCAACTGCACCACCAGGTCCTGTACCGGTTCCGGTAGCACTTACAGTGATTCCTGATCCACTGCCTATGTACAACACATCGTTAGGATCGTCTGCTATTAATTCAACATTATCTCCTGGAGTACCTATAGCAACAATTTCAAAGTTGTTGGCTTCACCACCTACGTTACCTGTGTAGTTGATTGTTAATGTACTTCCCACAATACTTGTAGAAATAGATGATCCACCCACAACATTCAAAGTATCAGTTGTAGTGCCTGCTGTTTTATTTCCTGAATCTGAACCTATAGTTTGAAAAACATTTGGCTCTGTGATAGAACTATCAATTTGAATAGTGTCATTGCCAGCATTAGGTGTAATCACAATGCCTGTACCAGGTACTAGAGTCAATGTGTCATTGCTAGAATCTGCTACCACATCTGTAATACCTACTCTTACTGTGCCAAATGCATTGGACAATGTTTGTGTGTTATTAATAGTGATTGAATTTTCATCTGTTCTTGTTACAGATACATTTGTACCTGCTTTTATTTTAACATCATCTGTTGCTCCTGATGAACTTTGTAATCTTAAAACTTGATCACCATCTCCGTCTTGAGCACTTGCTATACCGTAGGTTGTATCAGTATCCGTACTTGTGAATGTTAATGAATTGGAATCTCTTGTGATACCTACATTTGATCCTGCAACCAATGTGATATCTTGAATAGCATCTGAACTATCTCTTAATCTTAATTTTTTACTGTTGGCATCATCACCATCTGCACCAGTCAATGTGTAAGTGGTATTTGTGTCTATTCCATCACCACCACCTGAACCAGTGTGTGTGATAGTTAATATGTCTGTGCCATTTACTTCTGTAAGTGCTGTGGTAACATCACCTGCACCTTGAATTTTTAATGTGTTGCCTGGCAATATAGTTCTTGCCACAGAATCATCTGCTGTAACAATTAATCCGCCACCACCTTGAATGGTAACATTTCCACCACCGCCACCTTGTCCTAATAAACTTTGTGTGTCTGTTAAATCTGAAATATCTGCTGGTATTGTGGGTGTGCCTTGTAGTTCGCTGTATTGTAATGAAAATGGTGTTCCAGCAATACTTAATGTTTGTGTTTGAACAGAATTAACACCGACAAGATTAGAATTTGTAAGATCAAGATTATCATTGACCGGTAATTCTTTTATCTTGTTGCCGTCTGTTGTGTCTACTATTAAAGGTATCCTGTTTGCCATATTAATTATTTAACTCCTATACTCCTGCTAGGTATATAAATTCACCTGTTGTTGGATTGTATCCTACTGTTTTAAATCCTGTTGGTAATGTACCGCCTGATACTTGTCTAACCGGTTTAACTAAAAACTCACCTGTTTGAGTTGTGTCTAATGCAGTCTCTGTTTGGGCGTTAATCACAATTGTGTTTGCGTGTTGATTTGCATGACCGGCTCTTTCACCAATTGCTATTGTATTTCCGCCTTGATTTGTTTGACCTGCTTCGTCACCAATTGCTATCGATGATGCCGCCTGGTTTGTTTCACCTGCTTGATAACCGATTGCTACTGCTTCTTCGGCTTGTGTAGTAAATCCTGCTTGAAAGCCAATTGCAACAGAGCCTCCAAGTTGATCAGTGTTACCTGCCTTGGAACCAATTGCTATTGATGATGCCGCTTGGGTCGTTTCACCAGCCAAGAAACCAATTGCTACTGATTCTGCACCTTGGTTTGTTTGACCTGCTTCGTCACCAATTGCTATTCCATCTGCACCTTGGTTCACTTCACCTGCTTGTTCTCCAATGGCTATTGCATCACTGCCTTGTGTAGTTTTACCTGCTTCTTCGCCAATTGCTACTGCCGCCGCACCTTGAGTTGTTACACCAGCCATATTTCCAATTGCTACTGCATTAGCGCCTTGAGTTGTTTGACCAGCAGTAAATCCAATTGCAACTGCTTTTTCACCTTGAGTTGTTGCTCCCCCGGCAGACCCAATTGCCACTGCCCTGTCACCTTGGTCAGACATACCTGCCTGAGGACCAATTGCTATTGAACTTGCACCTTGAGTTGTTACGCCTGCGAGATTACCTATTGCTACTGCACTGTTACTTTGACTTGTTCTACCTGCCTGAGAACCAAGTGCAATTGTTTCATCACTTGTTCTTAAACTTGTTGTATCTACTGCACCAACAATTTTATTGTTGTTGCCATCTACAAGTAAAGTTGAATCATCTCCAAATACTGAACCTGTAAGATCACCATCCAGTGTTGTTGTTAAATTATCTACTTCTGTTTTTGTGTATGCATC